TCGCGACGCCGTTGACGGTGATGTCGATCGGCGATCGCTTCTGCGGCATGACGATGTTGCCATCGGGATCCGCCAGAGAGATGTCGCATTCGTCCGATGCCTCGACGCCGGAGCGGCTAACGGACAGCGACAGCAGATGGGGGTCGAAACGAGACGTCACATCCTGGCCGGCGACCAGGACGCGGCAGGCGGTACGGGCGAGAAATCCCATCAGTCCATCAGCCTGATGATGCGCGCCGAATCCTGCTCGGCATTGATCTCCTCAACCGGGAAGACGATCTCGGTCCCGACCGGGATGGTTTTCTCGGCGGAAAGACCGGGGTTGAGAATGAGCACCTTCTCAATAAAGCCGACGGGCTGCCGGCGGAATTTGCGCCAGATCGCCGACGCTACCGAGATCCCCTCGATATTTACGGTCTCGCGAAGTGTCGTCGCCATTGTGGCACGTCCTTTCAGAGGAAGATGCGGAGGATGTCGGCGGCCGAGGAAATCCCCGGCGTCCCGACCTTGATCAGCGTCAGCGTGTAAGAGATCTCCTGGCCGACGCCGACGCTCGGTTCCAATTCCGAACTGCTCTTCGAGATCTTCGAAATCAGAACCCATCCCATCGGCGAGAAATCCCCTCTCATTAAAGGGAGGGGGACACGGGCCAGCCGTGCCGCCTCGAGCTTTGCCAAGCCGGATAAACCACCGAAGAGATACGGCAGCATCGTCCCGGAAAAGGTGAAGGTTCCTTCCTCCTCGCCGACGTCCTCATAAACCGGGGAGCCGCCGAAGATGTCGTGACGGGCGAAGGCTGACGCCGACTCCTCATCATATTTCTGGAGATCCGTCGTGATGTCGAAGACGACCGGACCGAGAGAGGCGAGTGTCATGGTTCGACTCCGTGATCGCTATAGGACCGGTTCATTTCCTTTGACGGGTTGGTGCCGTTGATGCTGCCGCCCATGAAGGTCTGAATATCGCCGGCCTGCCGAATCGTGCTGACCAGCTTCTCCGCCTTGCGCTGCGCCGCATCGATTGACGACGTGTCGATCTCCGGACGGGCCGTCACCGACAGCGTTTCCTTCATCTGCTTACCGATGCGGGTCGCGTTATCGACAGCATTCTCCAGCGGGTTACCGCCGCCGGATGCGGCACGTTGCCCCGCCAGAACCGCATACGGATCCGCGGCGCGCGATCGGTTCGGCATGAACGGATGCGTCTTCAGCCATTCCCGACCGTCCGCCTCCAACTGCCTCCGCCGCATCTCGGGGTCTACAGGCCCCGCTGAACCGCTCTGCAGCGCGCCGAGGCCTAGAACCGAAGCGATGGTGCCGAAACTTAGTCCGGCGAGCCCCCAGCCTTTCTTGGCGCCCGCGGCTTTACCACCGGCGGCTGGGCCGCCGAGACTGACCGCAGCGGCTGGTAAGCTGACGGCGGCGGCGTTCAAGTTGGTGCCGGCCGTCATCAGTCCCCAGATCGCGGAACCTATCTTCCAGGCCGAGAACGCGGCGACACCGGTACCGGCGGTGATGCCGACCTTGGCGAGCGGGTCGCCGTCGCGCCATGCCTGCTGCAGTGTATTGATGCCGTTGGCGAGGCCGTTCAATCCCTTGATGATCGTCGGCATGACGTCTTCACCGACGGCGGCCGCCAAGTTATTCAGGGATTCGAGGAAGCCCTTATAGGCAACGAACGGATCCTTGTTGCGCGCATCATCGGCGGCATCCGGCCCTTGTGCCGCACCATACTGCCCGACAAGACGATCGGTTTGCGATCGCTGCTGCACCATGCGAGCCATGAGACTTGACGCCATGGTATTGCGGGTGAAACCGGCCATGGCTTTCGCCACCTCGGTATCGTCATTGACGTCGACACCGTTCTTTTCCAGGGCCGGGATCATGATCGTCTTGATCCAGGCATACGGGTCGGTACCGAAAAGCTTGTCACCCTTCAGACCTTTTTCGTCGCGGATCCCGAATTTCATCTGGTTGGCGATCTGGTCTTTCGACGCCACTGCCGAGGATCCGATGACAAAGGCCTGGTAGGCGGATGATAGTGCCGTACCGAAACCCTCGGCCGTCATGTCCTGCATGAATGCCGGTGCCGTGGTTGCCAGGAACTGCGTCGACAATCCCGGTACCGCGATCTTGCCGCGACGGGCGAAACCGAAGAGTTTGCCGACGTCGAGATCGGAACCTTCGATCTGCGCCGCCCGGATCATGCCGGCGATGATCTCGCGGGTATTCGCGACGCCAAGCTCGCCGCCGCTGTTCTGGCCGGCGTTATCGATGCCGCGCAGCAGCCCGCGCATTTCCTCAACGGCGACGTCGGTGCCCTTGGTCGACTGCAGCGTCACCATGCCACGCACCAGATCCGGAAGGATCTCCATGCCGCGACCGGTATCGCCCATCATGGCGCGGGCACCACGGCCGAGCTCGGCGATATCGGTGATGTTGACCGATGAATACCGGCTGCCGAGCCCTTCGGACTCCCGGATGATGCGGGCGCGTTCCGAGGCCGGGATGTTCGCCATCTGCTGGCGGAATTTTTCCCGCTCGAATTCGGAGGAAGCTTTCAGGCCGCCCTGCAGCATGACGCCGCCCATGTAGGCGCCGGTATAGGCGCCCATGGTAACCAGGCCGGCCTTGAAGATGTTGTTCATGGAATTACGCCAGGTCTTGGCGTGGGCTTCCGTCTTCTTCATCTCCTCGCGTAGCGCCTGTTGCTGCTGCGCGAAATGCGTCAGTGTCGCCGTCTTCCAGCCGGCCACCTCTGATTTTTGCAATGCCTTCGACAGGTTCTTTCCCGACATGTCGGAATAGAGCGCATCCCAGGACCGGCGGAGACGATCGATGTCACTCGATGATGTCCCGAGCTTATCCAACTGCCGCTGGAAGCCGACGCCCCAGGGAGCGGCGGAAAGCCTCTTGCCGGCAGCCTCGATCTTGTGGACGGCGGAATCGATATTGGCCGCCGTCTTCTGTGCGTTGGCCGATGCGTCATCCTTGAGGCGAAGAATGAGCTCGCCGATAAACGTTTTTGCCACCGTCACATTCTCCGTTGAAGCGCGACCAATTCCAGATCAAACCGCGCCTTGACGGTCTGCAGCGCGATCGCCTCGAAATACCAGTGAAGGATCTCTATCCAGTCTTCTCTGGCGACGTCGGCTGGGGACCAATTGAAGGTGTGGCTGACGAGGCCGACAATGCTTCGCCATTGGCGAGGATCAACTCCGCCACCCTCCGAAGTCTGGGGGGAAAAAAATCTTGGGCGCGAACCTCGATCTTTTCCTGATCTTCGGCGTCGAGGACATTCCAGATGTCCATGGCGCAGTCGATCACCGGCGGGATGATGAAGTTTTCATCCTTCCCCATGCCGTTGAAATAGTCCTGCACTTCCTTGCCGGAGACGCGGCGGACGCGGATCCGGGCGATGATCTCGTCGCCGTATTGCACCGGCCAATCGAGATCCACCCATGCTTCGCGGGCGGGGTTATCGACAAGCCGAGCGACCGGCTTGTCTTCTGCGGTGGTTTCCGTCGTTTCAGCCATGATCAGACCAGCCCGATGTTGCGAGCAACATTCCGGAAGATCTCGACGCCGTCGACACGGACGCCGCGGGGACCGAGGAAGGCATCGAAGAAGAACTTCTCCGTTGTGCCGATGACGAGTTTGTACCGCATGATCTCGCGGAGCTCGTAATCGGTATCCATGCCGTTATCCTTGGTGAACTGCCCCAAGGTCGCCTTCGTCATCCGGCCCTCGATCGTCGCCACGAAGGGCTTATCGGTCTGGTCGGAGATATTGGCGAGGTTGCCGCGGACGGTATACATCGAGCGACGCGACCGCATGAAATAGGAGAGAACATCCTCCTGGATCCCATGCAGAGAAAACGGCACCGTCAAGGCGTTGATGCGGCGCATCCCCATCTCGATCGCGGTGACGCCACCGCCCGGATTGTAGGACTTCGTCGCCTCCTGGAGGTCAGGAAGCGTGAAGCTGTTGAGTACGAGGAACTGCGAGTTTGCCGGATCGTCGTCGCCGACGAAAAGGTTCGCAGTATCGACGTTGGTGATGGTGGCGACCATTTCGGATCTCTCCTCTTAGTTTCAGGTCGCAGACAGCGTGCCGAGCTGTACCGCGATATCGGTGACAAGATCCGTGAGCGCCTGCGCGTATCGACGGGAGCGGATGCGGAGAAGGCGCAGCGGCGCCGGTTCTTCCATGTTGAAGCCGACGGTGAGATCGCCGAGGCGGAGCTCCGAAGACGTGTTGTCATCGGGGTCGAAGCCGACCTTGTAACCGATGATGTGCTGGTCACGCTGCAGCTGCGCCAGTTGGGTTTCCATCGTGTTGATGATGGCCTGGACGGTCTGAATCGTGATGTTCTGCGTCCCGAGATATTTGCGCTCCGCCTTGATCTGCATGATCTCGACGTAGTCACGCATCCGGACCGTGTTGACGAACGGCCACTGGCCGGTGGCGTCCATGGTATCGGTGCCCCAGAAGAGATAGCCGCCATCGGATAGGCTGCCGTCGACTCCGATATCGCCGCGAACCGCGATGCCGAAGCCGTTCTCGATATCGGTCATGCCGATGGTGGTATCACCGGTGATGTCCAGCGGGATCAGCGGGGTCAGTCCGACCAGGCCGTTGATCGACTGGTTGGCGACGACATGGCTTGGCACCCCGGCATTCTCCGCATCAACACGCGGATAGAGGCCGGCGATATATGGTGACAGCGGTTTTGTCACGATGCTGCCGTTTACCGTGACCTTTGCATCCTGCCGCAGCGGGTGGATGATGTTCATGTCGCGGGGAAGCGACTCCAGCCAGGACAGTGCGGCGGCGCGCGACGACGTCGGACCCTCCGGAATGAACTTCGCCTTCAGCCGGCCGAGGATGGTCGGGATGTTGGCGCAGATCTGGTTGGCGACGCTACCGAGGACGGCGGTTGCTGCACCACCGGTACCGGCGCCGGCGGTCAGCACCAGCGTCGGGACCGTGGCATAACCCTTGCCCGGGTTGGTGACCTCAATCGAGGTGATGACACCATCGGAGACATGAGCCGTGCCGGCGAAACCGGTGCCGCTGCCGCCGGTGGCGGTGACCGGGAAGTCGGCGGTGTAGCCGGTACCGCCGTTGCCGACCGTGATCGAGGCGACGCCGTTTTCCACCTGGGAGGTATAGCCCGGGATGATGATGATGCGCGGTGTGATGCCGAGCACTTCCGGGGCATCGAGCAGCGCCCACATGCCGGTGCGCGTCGCCTCGGCGCCGAGAATGGCGGTGACGGCCGCCGCGGTATCGGCGCCGGGATTGATGCGAACCGCGACGATGCGGGCAGCTGCTGTTTTCAGTTGCAGCGAGATCGCGGTGACGGCATCGATAATCGTTCCCGTTGTGCCGAGCGCCTGCAGGAAGGACGCATCATCGCTCCTGAAATCGACCGGATCATCATAGGGGAAGACTGCGGGATTGGCGCCCGGGGCGGTACCGATGATGCCAATGACGGCCATGTCGGCACCGATGACGGCAATTGGCTCCAAGCCGTCTCTTATGTGCTGGATTCCCATTGTTTGCATTTTCATGCCTCCATAAAGGTTGACTTCCCGGCAGTTTTATCTGTACCGAGTTATTCACTAACCACATGCTGAAAGGTGGATTAAATGGGACGGCCAGCACAGCCAATCGTCATCGGGTCTCGCTTTAACATGCTCACGATAACCTCTTTCGAGGGTAGATCAGTTGTCTGCAAATGCGACTGCGGCAATGAAACGACACTGCCGTTCAACAGGATTCGGTCTGGCAACACCAAATCCTGCGGATGCTTCAAATCGACAAACACCTATCGCTACCGACACGGAGGGAAAGGGACTGTCGAATACCACGCATGGAACTGCATGCGGCAGCGGTGCCTAGATCCTAATCATCGGGATTATAAGATCTATGGCGCTAGAGGTATAACCATCTGCGATCGATGGCTTGCCGGTGAGGATGGTCAGCATCCGTTTACTTGCTTCCTTGCCGACATGGGACCGCGGCCAAGTGAGGAACACTCCCTTGGTCGCAGGGAAAACGATGGTAATTACGAACCCGGAAACTGCCGTTGGGAGACCCCGACACAACAGATCCGCAATAGATCAAATTCCATCACCATCCTTTTCCAAGGGCGCAGAGTCCACATCAATGAAGCCGCATTGGCATCCGGCATAAAATTGCGAACGATTGTCGCTCGCCGTAATGCAGGGTGGCCGGAAAGCGAGTGGCTGGCCCCTCTGAAGCGTTAATCCCGCCAGTATTTGTCATCCCGGAAGTCGGCCGGGATGGGTTTCATTGCCTGGAGATCCAAGCTTTTCTGCCAGATCGGTTGGCGGAAGGTGGCGGCGGCCGCGATCAGAACCGCATTCCATTCCATCGGGGTGATGGTGACGCGACCGGTATTGGTCGAGATCTCGATTGGCTGCGCCGGCATGTCGGACTGGATCAAAGCATCCTTCAGCTTCGTCACCTCATCCCAGCCCTTCATATCGGCTTCGGTGGTGCCGATGCGGTGGACGCCGCGGGGTGCGCCGAAGTTGAAGTCAAAGCCGAGGGCGAGGCGGCGCTCCCGTTCCGCCGCGACATCATCGACCGTCGGCGGCGGGTTGTGAAAGGCGACGACATCGGGGTGGTTGTCGGCGAGGAACTGCTCGGCAAGACCGGCCTGGTATCTTTCGAAGATGCCGACAACTCTGCCGTTTTCACGCTGCACATACGGCATTGGTCAGCCTCCCTTTCTCGGAACGGTGTAGTCTCGATATGCGATTGCAAAGAGGGTGACGGTGCCGACGGATCCAGCGAAGTTTTGGCACTTACACCACATCGTTCCGTCCGGCCGCGTCCGAACAACTCCGCCGACTCTAAGGTTAGTCGAGTAGACGATGTTGATGTGGAGCGCCAAAGGGCCTAGAGCGCCGAGCCCCTTATCGGTGTCGGCTAGGAACTGTTGTGACGTATTATTCCCGACACTCAAGTCGACAAGGAAGTCACCGTCGACCGAGATGCCATCAGGCATGCCGGCCGGATTATAGGCGTTGTTATCAAACGTCGTGGAAGTGAATTCGTTAATATAGGTGA